CGACCCTCTGGGATCTGCTTCTCCACTACCCTTCCGATTATGAGTTCAACCTCTCTGACGCCGTTGTTGGTGCGCTCTCGGGTTTGTACCTCAGCCCCCGAGTAGTTGTTGACGATGACGTTGGTCTGACCGCCGCCCAGTTGGCTGTTGGGGATGATCCGTCCGGAACTTCCGGGTATATGGAGCTCTGGGCCGTTCTCGCCAACGATGTAGGGTGTGTTACCGTGGACAGATCCGCCTTGTGCGCGGCCTTCGGGATCTTCTGCACTCCCCACATTTGAGATTCCCGCGCCTACACCGGTGACAACCGCTCCCCCGAGAAGTGCCGCTGCGAGCCCCCACTTATGTGCGATCGCAGCATTCAAGGCGGCCGCAACAAACAAGGTAGGGAGTTGGTTCAGCAAGGTCCTAAAAGTCTCTTCCAGCGTTTCCTGGAGCGCGTCTCCCGCGCTTGATCCTTGCGCAAACGCTTCTCCGAGGGACACAAACGAATCCGCTACTCCAGAGACCGCGGCGTCCTGGAAGGCATTGGCAATGTCTTGAATGCTGGATTCAAGGCGTGAGCCATCATCGGCCGCCCAGCCCAGGGCCTCCGCAAGTCGGTTGACGGATTCGATCTCTTCCTCAACCTGGGACCGGCCGCCCGGCAAGAGACTCGCCTGCACATTCGGCCCATATGGCCCCGACGCCTCACCGTTCATGGTGTCGAGCACCCGCTGTAGTTGCTGAATGCGCTCAAGGGCCTGGTCGAGCTCTGCCATTCCGAGGCCATTCTGGGCGTTCAGCGAATCCTGACCCAGTGCAGCAAGGGATTCCGCGTATCGTTCATTTGCGCTTATGAGGCGGTTGATGCGCTCCTCTGGAGAGAGCGCTCCGGCTTCGTCGAGGATGCCGATGGTGGCGAGTTGATTGTTGAAGGCGTCGTATACGTCCGTGCGATCGCTGATGATGTCTCGCATGCGATCTGAGAGGCCGCCGGCGCTTTCCTCTGCCCGCTCCAGCTGTTCAGCGATAGCGTTCTGGATTATGTCTCCGGCGGAAAGCGATCCCTCTTCGAGCTCGGCTATGGCGTCATTTATCCGCCCCAGCTGTGCAAGCTCTTGATCCAGGGTATTCGAGAGACCCCGGTTTGCCCGCTGCCCCTGCTCGCCGACCGCCGATCGCGCATTCGCGCGCATCGCCCGTAGCTGATCCATTGAAGATAGGTCGCTGAGCTCTATGTCTCCACGGTCGAGTTGTCGGGCAAGATTCATTCCCCCGATCTCATCGGTGAGCTCTTTCGAGATATCCGTCAACGTATCCAGGAACACTTTCCCGCGTTCTATTGCGGGCTCGAACATGGTAGCTCCCAGGATCTTGACGTTGTCCATCGCGGTACTGAGCTTACCGTTAAAGGTCTCGGAGAGGATCTCCATGCCGTTGTTGAATTGCCCACCTTCACCGGTCATGGACTCGAATGCGGCGTTGAACTCATCGGCTCCGACCTTACCGGCCGAGACCATGTCGAAGACAGCTTGCTCAGATACGCCCATTTCTTCGGCGAGCTCGGCAATGATCGGGAGACCGGCCTCCATCGCCATGTTGATCTCTTCCATGCTCGCGCGCCCACGGGCCTGCACACGGCCGTATGCACGGGAGAGCGTGTCGAGCTTCTGGGCGTTACCAAGTGAGGCATCTCCGAGCATCTGAAGCGTGTCAGTGACGTTGTCTGCTTCAATGCCGAAGCTCATGAGCTGCTGCGCTGCTCCGGATAAGTTCTCTATCGCGAGCGGCGTCGCTGCACTGAAGTCCTGGAGCTGCTGAAACAGCTGCTCGCCTTCGCGCATGTCGCCCATCAGCACGCCGAAGTTCGTTTCCTGGACCTCGATAGCGGCCGCCGCATCTAAACTCGCCTTCGCGAGCTTCGTGATCCCAGCCACTGCGGCGCCTATCCCCACATATTTGGCTATCATCCCCGCGACAGACCGCGAGAGCTTTCCGGTTTCCTGGTCAGTTTTCTTGGTCTCGGACCCGAGTTTATCGGCTGACCTCGCAGCCTTCTCGCCTTGGTCGGCGAAATTCCCGAGGTCGTTGGATGCCTGCTTTACGTTGCGAGAATCTACTTCAATTCCCAGTGACGCTACGTCCGGCACGTTTCCTTATCCTCTCGGCGTGATACGCCGCCTCTGCCCGAGCCATTGCTCGGATCAAATCGACTTCCCACGGTTTCAACCGATCGCCAGTCAATCTCTGGTACGCGTCTATCTCCGCGTACGGCACCCCGTTCTCTCCCCTCAGCTCCCAATACCGGTCCCAGGCATATCGTCCTGCCTGCGGGATCTCCGGCGCCGTGAGATCGTCGTCCCACTTGCCGTGCTGCTGCCAGAGATGCCGGAGGCGGGAGCGTGCAGTCGTCCCATGTTCATCCGGCGTATCGAGCTCCAGCAGCTTGTGAACTCCACTCCTTAGCTCCTCTCGGAGCTGGTCGACAAAAAATCATCGGCAGAGCCTCCGAGTGCACCTTTCGTGACCTGGTTCGTGAAGAACGACTTCGCCTCCTTGTAGATGCCGGCGGCCGTCTCTACGTCGTAGGGCAGTTCCTCGCCTTTGGACTCGATCCCGCGCCAGCCAACAGTGAGCTCGGCAAGCATACGCGCCGTGATCTTGTCCCTCACATCTGCCGGAACTCCGTCGTTGTACTGCGCCTGAGCTTTCATGAGTCGATCGCGGTGATCGGCCATGACATCGCGAAACCTGCGCGTGTCCTTCGGGTAGAGATCCACTTCGATTCCGAGCGGCTTGCCATCCTCTCCGTAGATCTGAATCGTCTTTACCTTGGACTCGCTGTCGATCTTGATCTCTGATACGTCCATGCTTACCTCGTGACCTGAATCGTGTAGTCGCCGGCACCCATGAGAGCCTGGAAGCCGTAGCTGTGGTTGATGTCGTTCTCGCTCACGTTCGGGGATTCGCTCGTGAACTTGATGCGCGGTACGTCGAAGGTGTAGGTGTTCGTGCCATCACTGAGGTCGAAGCTCAGCGCCATTTCAGTCCCGTTCAGCCACATATCGAGATAGGTATCGTCCTCGAAGCTGATGTTCAGAGAACCGGTGACGTTGCATCGGCCGTACCGCATCCGCAGCGCTTGTTTGGATCCAACCACGAACTTCGGCTCGAGTGAGTTCGCAAGCGTGAGATCCAAGCCCACGACGTAGCCCACCGTTGCGCCGTCTATTTTGGTCGTGGCATTGAAGGATTCGATGGGGCTGTTGGTGTTCGCCGCCGCAACTGTGTCAGCCGCAGTCACCGCCGCGACCACAACGTTTTTCCCCCTGAGGTTGAACGTGCCCGATACCGTGGAGTCCGGCTGGATCGAAAGACTCAGGCTATTCACGGCCGCGCCGGTCATGACCTTGAAGACGTCAATGTCAGTCTGTGCCTCCTCAATCGAGAAGCTCTTGAGCGTCACTCCGTTCTGGAGCGTGTCCGGCGTTCCCGTGACCCACTCCGCGAAGAACGCTGACTCGAGGAGATCGTCGAAGGCTCCGTAAATGAACTCCACCGGGATCTCGAGGCTCGCGTCGAAGTTCCCGAGACTCACGTCCGGTATCTGGCGATCCGTCCGCATTTCGTCGCTGACTATCGTGGAGCGGCTCACCTGTATCCCGTTCCCGCCGTTATTCCGAATCGGCGTCATTGTAGGAGTGGCCGGCGTCGTGCCGTACTCTGTCTCCTCAATGAGCCGCAGTCCTCTTTGTGATCCCTGTGCCATACAGTCCTCCTATACCTTGACTTTCCAGTCGATTGTCACCGGCACCTGATACCAGGTACCCGTCTGTGACGCGCCTTCGATGTAGGTCCGGCGAATCCACACCGTCGGGCCCCCGTCTCCGTCGTCGTAGCCATTGCCGGGGACGAACGCGGTAGCGATTACGCCAGCAACAGACTCCGCAACACCAACTCCCTGGCCCTCTGGCGCGAAAACGTCTACTTGGTACACGCCGTACTGGGTGAAGCGGCCGTTTACCCCTGCCTCGGAACGCTCCGGAGTCCCCGGTAGCAAGGTCTCCCTGACCCATGGCGTACCGTCCGCCGGAGCATAACTTTCGTTCTCACGCGCGAGAAGTGAGTCCGCGACCACGGTCTCCAGTTGCGCCCTGAGCGCTGCCCTGACCTTGAACTCAGTCATCGTCACGCTCCATAAGCCCTTCAGC